CTCTCCGAGAGGTGGTGTTAGTACACCGCCATCCAACCCGTTTTTATTGACGGACGGGTTCCGTCATCGAAGAAAGGAGTCTGATCAACCAGTCGCCGCGTTAACGCGGCGAAGTATCGACCAGCTTCACTCGATTCGCGAACGCGTTTCCGAGTTTTTACTCGAGAAGCGCGGATTTCGAATCGTTGAAGCCCTCTGTTCCATCTGACATTGATCTTTTTCTGATCGGCATCCAGTAGGATGTGCATCAGGTCTTTGTCAGTGTGGACACAAAGATACGGTGACGTGGAGTATCCGAGCGGGAGAACCCGCTTGAGAGACCCCAATAGCACCGTTGACGCTTGGATTAGTCCGCTGTTTTGCAGTAAATTACCGCATGCAACGGTCGAGGACAAGCGTCCGGCATCTCTCTTCAAGGATCGTTGTGGATACTTGCGGATGTACACGGGCCTAACGTTCGTGCCCTTGTAATAGTCCGCACCACAGGATTCTCGAAAGAAGCCAGTGGCGAAGCACTTTTTCTGATTCGGCTTAAAGCCGAAATCAATGAGTGCCTCAAGTACACAGGATGCATGTTCGGTGGGAACGATTAAATCGTCCCCATAAACATAAACACCCTGCATCGCCTCTTTTAGGGCTCCGTACTGGGGTCGGAGGGCATCATCCGATTCAAATTCTGAATCAGAGAATGCGTATCCCGTTCCCAGTTTCCATAGCACTGCCCCAACCAGAATGCTACACAAAACAATAGACATAACCGGAAAGGTAAGTCCATTGCCCATTGTAGAAAAGGTTGAGGTACGGTAGATCGTGCCATTGACGATTACCTCCTTCGTTCTGAGGATACTAAGAGCCACTCCGAGTTCTCCCCGGAAAAGCTCTTGTACCAAAGAAGACCTAAGTAAGTCCGAAGCATCAGAAAGGTCTATCGTGACATACGACAGATCTTGTGATGCTCGTTGCGCCAGTTGCTGGTTTACCGATTGATCCGTGAAATTCACGTGTCCGCTGGTTAACCAGTGCTTCTCGATGTGCTTTACGAGTTTCTCGTTAAGCCCACCTTGAAGGAAGGCGTGTCCAGACATCTCCGCGGCTATTAACCGAGGGGAAGAGGATGACTTAGGCACTAGGACTACCCGTGAAGGGTAACTGGCCAGATGGCCTGGTCCTAGAGAAGGGTGCTTGAAAAGGGTAGGATGAGTGTAAAACTCATTCCTATCCCACCAATAGGCCGCTTCAGGAGAAAAGCTAGAGTGATCCAGCTTCTGATCCTGATTGAGCCCCTCGGCCACAGCCCCCGGTCCATGCTTGCCGACGATGTCTAAAGGGTTAAAATCCTTAAAGACAAGGTCAATGAAGCTACGTGCGATTTTCAGACGACCATCCCAGCACCTTACCGGAGCGTCACTTTGAACACGTGATGTAAAACCGTCAATAAACGGTTTACACCATGGCCCAACAGGACGCTCGAGTTTAGAGGCGAAGGCGGTAATCTGTCTGATCGCGCGGATGGCTTCAAGCGAAGCATCTTCCGTCACGCATCCACATGCTTGGAACACCAGGCGAAAGAAGCACGAGAGAAATCTCGGCGTCTTTCGACCCTTTTCCACTTTGAAACCAAAGTGAAAATGGGTTCCGGTCCATGTTCCACTTTCTAACGACTGCAGCAGCACTTTATCAAGGTGCGGCAAGCAATTCGTCAGAAAGCCCAACCCTTCCAACTCATAACGAGTACGGAGGAAGAGTAGGTCCCTCTTATAGGACCTTGGAAGCAGTCGGATACGTTGTGCGAAATCAACGATCAAACCCTCGATTGCAGCCAAGATGACTTGGCCGGGCTCTTCCTGATACCCTGACTTTTCAGTCATGGTTAACATCCTTCGAAGGGAATGTTAATAGGGAGGCCCTGTACGCCCCTGGAAAGCTACAACTGCTTTTCCAGCAACACCCTCGCCAGGGTACCGGTCGGCGTGAAGCTGCCCGACGCTGCCGTGAGTTGCGCCATGATAGACGCGACGCGGAAGACGTCGGCAGTGCCGACCGAAGTCATGATCTCAGGGAAGGTCCACTGCTGGGTCATCGCGACATGCTGTTGCGGGAGACCCGGAGGAGACTTCACCCATTTGAGATTGAAAGACACCCGGCGAATGCCAGACGCTGAGGTTTTGCCCTGAGTCAGGGTGAGCTCACCGTAATTGGCAAGGTCGATCGGAGAGGTCCGACGGACGGCGATGTTATTGCCGCCTTCGGCTCCGATGATGACGAAGTTGTTGTTGACAGTCGCGCCGGTCGAAAGATCGGCGATGATGAGAGGGTCGGACAGAGCCATGGTTTCGTTCCTTTATCGGACAAGCCGTGAGTTTTGGCTGATTTCTGATGACATCATGTTCGTTGAACGAGCAAAGCCGTCATCAGCAATTTCTGAGTGGAGGTTAAGGAACCCACATTCAGATTGGCTGTAGGAAGGGACGGACTACGAGCATACTCGTACCGTCGACCAGCACCAACTGTGCAGAAAGTGTTCTGATACAAGGTGCCATTAGGCCCATGATTCCACTGAAAGTGGGTAGGGGTGTTATGGCCGTAACGCAACCAGAACCGGATTTCCCGGGTGATTGACGTACACGGTTTACGAACCTCGTATGTGCCAGGCACTAGGGTCGTGGACAAGGGTTTTAACTTATCCTCGATCCTAAAGAACCAATCGACGGCAAAGGACCACGGTAACACTTGCCAGGCGACGATCGGGCGAAACCCGTACCCGTACGCTAAAGCTTTGAATGTTTTCGAGGTCCGACGCCGTTCTCCGCGCAACTCAGAGATGACATCATCAAGCTCCTGGTAGTTCGTACGAACTTCGCAGGAAAGCTTGATGGTGGCTTCGCCCCCTAGCCCTACGACATGCACAGCATGCCCGTAAGAATAGATAGGGTGAGTTGCGGCCGGTATAGACACCGGGGTACGACTCAATCCATGACGGATCCATTTACCGTTCCGATCGCGCAAGCGCTCGAGCGTATCAATGAGTCTGTCATACGAATCAGACGCGCCTTTAAGCAAGTCAAGTATCGGTTGAATACCGAACTTCCATGCTACGTAAGCTGTTGCGACCTCTTGAGGAGCGTTATCAAACGCTTTATCAAGTCGACGCATAGTCTTAGCGTAGACCTTCTCCATTCGTGAGACTGTTAGTCTCCCGAAATCGGCATAAGTTTGCCAAGCGGAGAGGTCGTTAGAGGCCAACCAGTCTTTCCACTTGCGCTGACGCGCAAGTTGGCGAGATACAGCCCTGCCGAGACGAGGGATGACACCCAGCATTTCTGCTACGGTTTCTCCTAGGTCGAGGACGGGCTCAGGTTGATTGCTAAACATCTCGACAAGAGATGTCATAGCCTGATCCAGATGAGCCGGTGAGACGATGGGCAGTGCAGGTGCGCTAGTCCAGGTAAACCCCCGTGTGCCTTGATTTCTGCACATCTTGAAGTCATATGCGATGTGGCCGTTCATTGGGAACATCTTGATCTCATTTTTTACATGAAGACAAGGTTTGTTGCCAATGGGACCGGCTTGGTCGCATATCCTTTCGTAGGAACCGTCCGCCTTGAATGTACCGTTAATCGTCGTGACAGGCCCCCCCCAGGGGTCCTGCTCCGTGCGAATTAATCCGGTATACACTAAGGGTGGACTGGTTCGTTCGCGGATCCGCACAATTGCCTCCTTCTGACTTTGGATGCGGCCGATATGGCCG